TGGTCCTTTCCAACTCGTAATCTTCCACTTCCTCATCGGCATCTTTGCCTATATGGGACGTGAATGGGAACTTTCTTACCGTCTAGGTATGCGTCCATGGATCTGTGTTGCTTACTCTGCACCTGTTGCAGCAGCATCCGCAGTCTTCCTGGTCTATCCTTTCGGTCAAGGTTCATTCTCTGATGCGATGCCCTTGGGTATCTCTGGTACGTTCAACTACATGCTTGTATTCCAGGCAGAGCACAACATCCTGATGCACCCCTTCCACATGCTAGGTGTGGCTGGTGTCTTCGGTGGTTCACTGTTCTCCGCTATGCACGGTTCACTGGTTACTTCTTCGCTGGTTCGTGAAACCACCGAAACCGAGTCCCAGAACTATGGTTACAAGTTTGGTCAAGAAGAAGAGACCTACAACATCGTTGCTGCTCATGGATACTTTGGTCGCCTGATCTTCCAGTATGCATCGTTCAACAACTCCCGTTCACTTCACTTCTTCCTGGCAGCATGGCCTGTCGTTGGTATCTGGTTCACCGCACTTGGTGTTAGCACCATGGCATTCAACCTGAACGGTTTCAACTTCAACCAGTCCATCATCGATGGTCAGGGTCGTGTGCTCAACACTTGGGCAGACGTACTCAACCGCGCTGGTCTGGGTATGGAAGTTATGCATGAGCGTAACGCCCACAACTTCCCACTCGACCTTGCGGCTGTTGAGTCCACTCCTGTGGCACTCCAAGCACCTGCAATCGGTTGATACAAACTGAATAGTCAAGGAGGGGGACTTCGGTCCCCTTTCTTTTTCTCTTCAAATGTTAAGTAATATTACTTATTCTCATGATCGGCAAACTCGACCCAGAGGAAAGAGTCTTATCTGCAGGACCTAAAGAACTACCTGCATGGTTTGAACAAACCTCTGATGAACCCTACGATAGACATCAATACCAGTTAGAATGCAACGGACAATCAATTATCTTTGATGACTATGATCATCTCAGAGCGTATTGGTTTGAGTCTGTTCGTAACTGGGGCAACTGCAAAGTTAATGTCTTAGATAGGAAACAAACTAAGAAAAAAACAAATGGAGGTTTTAAATAGAAATGGTAGCATCAACACTACAACAACCACGGAGGGAATGGTTTGACATCCTTGATGACTGGCTTAAACGCGACCGCTTTGTCTTTGTGGGCTGGTCTGGACTACTTCTTTTTCCCACTGCTTATCTTGCAATTGGTGGCTGGCTTACTGGCACGACTTTCGTTACGAGCTGGTATACCCACGGGTTGGCGTCTAGTTACCTTGAGGGCGCTAATTTTCTTACAGCGGCAGTGTCAACTCCTGCTGACGCTATGGGTCATTCTCTTCTTTTACTTTGGGGTCCTGAAGCTCAGGGCGATTTCGTCCGCTGGTGCCAACTTGGGGGACTCTGGGCTTTTGTGGCGCTCCACGGAGCCTTCGCTCTTATCGGTTTTATGCTTAGGCAATTTGAACTTGCTCGTCTAATCGGTATCCGACCCTATAATGCGATTGCTTTTTCTGGTCCTATTGCTGTATTCGTCTCTGTATTTCTCATCTACCCTCTCGGACAATCCTCTTGGTTCTTTGCGCCGAGTTTCGGTGTCGCGGCGATTTTCCGCTTCCTTCTCTTCCTCCAGGGCTTTCATAATTGGACGCTCAATCCCTTCCATATGATGGGAGTGGCAGGAATCCTGGGTGGAGCGTTGCTTTCTGCGATTCACGGTGTTACAGTTGAGAACACACTGTATGAAGATGGTGACCAAGCAAATACTTTCAAAGCATTTGACTCAACTCAAGAAGAAGAAACCTATTCGATGGTTACGGCAAACCGTTTCTGGTCTCAGATCTTTGGTATTGCGTTCAGTAATAAGAGGTGGTTGCATTTCTTTATGCTCTTTGTTCCTGTTATGGGTCTGTGGACAAGTTCCATCGGTATTATTGGTCTTGCTCTCAACCTTCGCGCTTATGACTTTGTTTCGCAAGAAATCAGAGCAGCAGAAGATCCAGAGTTTGAAACCTTCTACACAAAGAACATCCTATTGAATGAAGGTCTTCGTGCTTGGTTAGCACCTGTAGACCAACCACACGAAAACTTTGTATTCCCAGAAGAAGTTCTTCCTAGAGGTAATGCACTGTGAACCACTACCTTGTATTTGTCTACGGAGTATGTTTCTCTCTTATTGCTGGTGGGGCTTTTGCTCTGATGTGGTCTAATGTTCGTGACATTAATAAGATGATGTCCGAACCACCTAAACCACGTCATCCAGAAGCACCTGCTGATGGTGAAGAGGTAATGTACGTTGATCTTTCTAGAGAAAAACTAGAAAGATTGTATGACGACAAATAAAATTAGACCCCTACGGGGGTCTTTTTTTATGCATATTTACCTAAATATTGAGTAGTCACGGGCACCAACCCCCAGGTTTCCCATGTATCGGGAACCGCACTTACAGAGGAAGTCAGACGAGTGTCGTGACCTCTGGTTGGTATGGAAAGAATTATGGGACAGAGATAATCATAGTAAAGAGGCTAAAGAGGCAAGAAAAAAATGGAGTAAGTGTGTTCATGATCACGGGAAAATGATAAGTGAGGAAGTTAAAACAAACCCTAGGTATAAAGACTTGCAACCGTAATATATACTGCAGTTGCATAAACTTAGATGAAGTTTATCTTCGCGTTTTTAGCTACACTTTTTCTTGCTGCTCCCGCATGGGCAGTAGATGTTCAAATGGGATCAAATGGAAACTTGATTTTTGATCCCGCAGAGGTTACAATATCCGCAGGAGAATCAGTTCACTTTGTGAACAACATGCTACCTCCACATAATGTTATCGTCGAAGATCGTCCAGACTTAGGGCATGAATCCTTAGCGATGTTACCAGGTGAGGAATTTGATCTTGTCTTTAATGACCCTGGTGATTACACTTACTGGTGTGCTCCTCATAAAGGTGCTGGTATGATTGGGACGGTACACGTTGAATGAAGTACACTCACAATTACATGAAAATCTTTCTTGATACTGCTGACACAGAAATTATTAATGAATATTTTAAAACTGGATTGGTAGATGGTGTCACTACCAACCCTACTTTGATTATGAAGAGTGGTAGAAATCCCATGGATGTCTATCAAGATATCAAAGATATCGGTGTTCGTGATATCAGCATGGAGGTTGTTGGTAGCGCAGCTCAGATGTATCATGAAGGACGTAGACTTTCTGATATGTTCGGTGATGTCTGCACTGTCAAACTTCCTATGACTAGGGAGGGTCTGACTGTCTGTAAAGAACTCTCTGATGAGAACATCAAAGTCAACGTCACACTCATCTTCTGTGCCGCTCAGGCAGTCCTAGCAGCGAAGGCAGGGGCAACCTATGTCTCACCCTTTGTAGGACGGTTAGACGACCAGTCAGTGGCAGGTCTGGAGGTTGTACGATCAATCTCTGAACTGTATCGCATTCATGGAGTCAGGACTCAGGTTCTGTCTGCATCCATTCGTAGTGTCCAACGTGCTATTAGGTCATGGTATAATGGTGCTCAGATCTGCACCATGCCACCTAAAGTGTTTGACCAAATGTATGACCACATCCTTACCGATAAGGGTCTTGAGATTTTCGATCAAGACTGGGCATCGGTAAAGAGTGATTGACGACGACACTCCGTACAAATTGGCCGAGATCATTCGTGATACTTGGCCCAATCTTTATTACTTGAAAAAACCTATGACATTTACAGTATATTCTAAGGATGGTTGCCCCTATTGCACCAAAGTAGAACAGGTATTACAACTTGCTGAAATTAAGTATGTGATATATAAACTTAACAGGGATTACACCAGAGAAGAATTCTATGATAAGTTTGGAAAAGGATCTACCTTTCCAAGAGTTGTCAAAGATGATACACTAATTGGTGGATGCACTGAAACTGTTAAGTATCTAAGGGAACAAAAGTTGGTCTAATGGAACAAAACCTCATCGACATCTATGATCTTATTGAACATGCTATTGATAATGCCTTTGAGGGACAAATGAATTTAAAATTTTATGATTATCTAAAAGAAAGTAAAATCAAAAAACATGAGATAGATACTTTCATCTCTAGCAATACCACAAATGAAATCCGTGATATCATTTTAGATCTTGATGAATACATCAAAGGTGGTGCTGACAGTGAGCATAAGCAACTGCGTGAAGGTTATGGCCATATTCCCAAACCTCAAGCAAGAAAAATTAGAAACTACTTAGAAAGTTTCATAGATGATGCAGAGAGGTACAGTCATGACCGAAGACCGGGAAGACGCAAAAAGCATTCTAAATAATGAGGATACTCACATAAATCGTGGGTTTGAGTTACTACTACGTAATAGGAGGAGGAAGCCAGAACCGCCCAAAACTTTTCAGATAAAGTTCGGTAAAATGGTCGCTCTCTTCCGAAGAGAGATTGTATTTCATTTGAACTTCTATCTGGACATAAGAAAGAAATAGTCTCTGGAGGACAGAAGATGTTAGCAGTAACCCTGACTATAGGAACATTAGTATCAATTATGTTCTTTTTTGTAGGAGGTGTGGTAGGATGGTTAGCAAAAGACCATGTTTATCAAACCCAACCCGTTTACACACATCCAGAGATGTTTGATGAAAACGGAAATATTTTACCAGACGAAATTTTAGCAGTACGATTTGAAAATGGCTATGACGAACTCGACGAAGAAGACGACAACAACTAGAAAAAGATCTGTAAAGGTCAAGGCAGAGTCTCCCAAACTTCCACCCAATCCTTTTGTCCATGAGATCCTTGAACTTGCAAGCAAGCAGAGGACCAAGGCTAAAAAGGTAGAGATTCTTCAGGAGTATGCTAACCCTGCACTGAAGAGTCTCTTTATCTGGAACTTTGATGACACTGTGATCTCTGTAGTTCCTGAGGGTGAAGTTCCTTACAAAGAGAACGAAGTTCCTGTTGGAACTGATCACACTTCTTTGCGTCGTGAGTACAAGCACCTTTATAACTTTGTAAGAGGTGGTAACGATAGTATTTCATCTCTTCGTAGAGAGACCATGTTTATCCAGATGCTTGAGGGCCTGCACCCTGCGGAAGCAGAAATTCTCTGCTTGGTGAAAGATAAACAATTGCAAACTAAATATAAGATATCTTACGATATCGTTAAGGATGCTTATCCAGACATTCAGTGGGGAGGTCGTTCATGACAGTAACTGTAGAAACCAAGGAGGAAAAGATGGGAAGTCTTCCATTTAACCCGGAAGATCCTTCATCATATAGTTGTCAAATTCTTCAAGAGAAAACTACACTTGAAGCTGCAGATGATAAATCACTCCCTAACGATGCCATTCTTGTTTGGTATATTGTTGACGGAGTAGAGTATATTGATCTTACGAGATGTAAAAAAACATCTCAACTCTTTGATATGTATTATGATCGATATGGTAAGGGTGCTGTCCAAAGAATTGACTTTGGATACGGCACCATGAATCCAAAACTGTGGGGAGTAAAACCAAAGAAAGACAAGAAGAGAAAATGAAAGATGAAATTCTTAGGGATCAAGTTAATGAATTGATTCGTGATGAAATTCAACAAAACATTAATGACTACGTTGATTCAAAAGAAGAGACTCAGAAAAGTGGTCTCGGTTTCCTTGAAAATGAAGATGAATTGAAAGTTAATGTCTCCCAAAGGGAGATTGATAAAATCATTAAAGAGTACAAAAAAATTAAAAAGAGCCAAAGATCAAATTTATTTGAAGTTAAAAAACTGGACAGTTGACATCTTTGGTAAATAGCATTATGATCGTTAGCATGTATTACCCATATCATGTATAAACCATACTCACCTGAGTGGCACCGCAAAAGGTATCTTAAAGAAGCAATCGATACATACTTCGATGACTACGTGGATAATGAAGTAATCTACGAAGATATCATGGATATTCTAGGCACTAGGATGTCTGCTGCGGTGAACGAGGTTAACAAGGTTCTTGATCTAAAAGACAAACTTAAAATCAACTAACATGCTCTCCACCAAATACAGACTCAGATTAGAGTCTATTTGTAGATGTATTGCGAACAAAGAAGAGGTTCCCCTAGAGGATATGATCTGGGCAGAAAAACTTGCCAAGGCACATACTCTTGCTAGAGACTGGTTGCAAAAGGCACGGCGTCAGGCATCGCAGGATATTGAAGAGGGAAGTATAGATGATTTTATGAATAGGATGGGACTAGGAGACCCCGATCCATCCAATCATAAGACGGGGTTTGACGGTGCAGATGAGATTGTGGATTGGTTCCAAAGAGATAAACCAGACGACTGGAGGCAACGTGACTGAGATTAAGATTACTCCTCAAACATATATTGATATGAATAAGGAGTTTGAAGAGGACAACGTTCCTTTCAGAATTGAGGTGCCTACACAGGAAGCAATTGACAAGTGGCAATCACAACCATCACCTTCATATAAAACACCACCAGCAATAGATATGGTACAGAAAATGTGGGATGAAATTGGAGGTAGGAAATGACTGACAAAGAAATTCCATGGTGGAAACTGCACGAAGTTGCAAATGAATTGAATGGCACGTTGAGACATATCACCTGCGTGGATAGTAATGGTAGAAAGTACAAACGAGTTGTAATAGAATACGAGGAGGAGAAAGAATAATGCAAGCAGTAATTTATAGTAACGGTAGTCAAGAATGTGAGAGAGCTGGTATGCTCCTTAAAAGTATTCACGAAGACTTCCACGAATATGTTTTAGGTAAAGACTTTACCGACAAGCAGTTTCATGCAGAGTTTGGTGAAGAAGCTCAGTATCCACAGATTGCTATTGGACTTAAGCATCGTGGGGATCTCAAGGAGACTTTGCATTATCTGAACGACCATAATTATAAATGTTCGTGTTGATACGAGGACACTTGACTAAATAAGATATGAAGTCTATAATAGACTTGTCGTTCATCCCTTCGGGGACGCAAGTAAGTCGCGGAACGGAGCGTTCATCCCATGATTGACCTATTACTTTATTCATCCCTCAGTTGTCCAGATGCTGATGCCATAATATTACGTATTGAGGCACATGAAAATCTGAACGCAGAGTGGAAGGTTGAACTGGTTGAGACTGTAAAGGAATCTGCACCAGAGTGTTATCCATGGGACGCAAACGACTGAAGGAACGGGAAAAAACGGATCCAGCGAAAGCTGAGAAGGTTAATTTTCACCCAACTTCAGGAGTAAACAAATGAACACACTCACACTGATCAAAAACCAAATCGAAAAAGCAGCACGTCTTCATGACGCGCAGATTGCTCACACCTCATATCGTGGTGTAGAGTATGACACCCGTTGTGTAGAGTCCAAAGAGACTCACGGCACGTTCTGCTATCGTGGCAAGACCTACACTAAGTGATTGCCAAACCAATTGAATAGTGTTAGGATGGGAGGGAAACCTCCCATTTTTTTATGGATAGAGAGAAACTCAAACTAATTGTGAGGAACATGAAGTCTCTTGTCGATGCACTAGAGTCTGAGGTATACTCTGATGTAGATGCATACAAGGCAGAAAACTTTGATGATCCCGCACCTAATTACATAGTAGATTACGACGAGGTATTTGAAGACGATGACAATTAATACTGCTAAACTGGTTAGCGTGACTCCTGATGCAGAGAAGCACATGGCCTACTGTGCCCGTGTAAGTAACCCTGCTAATCAGGAGAATGAAAAGTTCTCTGGTCTTCTCAAGTATTGTGTAAAGCATCAGCACTGGAGTATCTTTGAGCAGGCATACATGACTCTAGAACTCAACACTACTAGGGGAATCGCGGCCCAAGTGCTTCGGCACCGTTCGTTTACATATCAAGAATTTAGCCAACGGTATGCTGATTCTTCTCTACTCATGGATAAGATTCCCCTTCCTGCACTTCGTCGTCAGGATGAGAAGAATCGTCAGAACTCGATTGATGATTTAGATCCATTCGATGTTCAGAATCTGGAACTTCAGATGCAAACTCTTTTCGATTCTTCTATGGCACTCTATCGGCAGATGCTGGGACGTGGTGTGGCAAAGGAGTGTGCTCGTTTTGTGCTTCCTTTGGCCGTACCCACAAAAATTTACATGACGGGCTCTGTGCGCTCATGGATTCATTATATCGATTTGCGTTCTGCTAATGGAACACAGAAAGAGCACATGGATCTTGCTCTGAGTGCGAAGGAGATCTTTATCGAACAGTTCCCTGCTGTCGCTGAGGCGATGGAGTGGATTTAATAAATATTAGAAAAGGATTGAACGTTTATGCCAACGTACCCAGTTATTAATTTAGAAACGAAAGAAAAGAAAGAACTGCACATGACCATGAAGCAGTATGCTGAATGGAAAGAAGAGAATCCAGGATGGGATAAGGATTGGTCGGAAGGATGTGCAGGCCAATCCACAGAGTTTAAGTGGACAGGAGAAGCAAAGTCGAGCGGTTGGAATGAAGTTCTGGACCGTGCATCTAAACAACCGGGTGCTAACGTTCGGAAACACCGCGACTACTCCTTCTAACTTTTAACTCAGCTTATGCCCGCAAAAAGAAAGACCCAGACTCCAGTTCCATTCGGAATGTCCAACAGACAAATGAAACGAAAGAAACCAATCAACTCAGACTTAATGAGGAAGATTGAACCCCTGACAACTAATCAGGAGGAACTCTTCCGCTGCTACAAGAACGATCAGAATCTTGTGGCATATGGTGTAGCTGGTACAGGTAAGACCTTCATCACTCTCTACAACGCTCTCAAAGATGTTCTAGATGAAAAGACTCCCTATGAAAAGATCTACCTTGTAAGATCGCTTGTGGCCACCAGAGAGATTGGATTTCTTCCTGGAGATCATGAGGATAAGTCTTCTCTTTACCAGATTCCATATAAGAATATGGTGAAGTATATGTTCGAGATGCCTACAGACTCTGACTTTGAGATGCTGTATGGTAACCTTAAGACTCAAGGAACTATTTCATTCTGGTCTACATCTTTTATTCGTGGCACCACACTTGATAATGCAATCGTCATCGTTGACGAATTCCAAAATCTAAACTATCATGAACTTGATAGTATTATTACGAGGATCGGACAAGACTCCAAGATTATGTTCTGTGGAGATGCTACTCAGTCTGATCTTCTGAAAGACAGAGAGAGAAATGGTATTGCTGACTTCATGAAAGTCTTGCGTATCATGCCTTCTGTAGATATTGTTGAGTTCGGCGTTGAAGATATTGTTCGCTCTGGACTGGTGAAAGAATACTTACTTGCGAAGATGGAACTTAATCTATGACCTTTATTCATCATAATTATCTCGGTGATCTTGAACTAAACAAAAAAGAAACAAACGGCATCCGTCTCTACAACCTTCCAAGTGGAGACTGGGTGCCTTCTATTACGTCTGTAACTTCTTTCTACAACCGACAGATCTTTGTCAAGTGGCGTAAGCGAGTTGGTATTGAAGAAGCTAATCGTATTACAAAGAGAGCAACCTCGCGTGGAACAGACTTCCATGCAGCAACGGAACTCTACATGTTGAACAAAGAAATAAACTGGGACGACTTTAAACCTCTGACCAAGTTTATGTTTGCTCATGCACGACCATATCTGGACAAGATAAATAATATACACGCTATAGAAAGGACCCTCTATTCCGAATATCTTGGATTAGCTGGTCGCGTTGACTGTATCGGAGAGTACGAAGGCGAACTCGCAGTCATCGATTTTAAAACATCCGATAAGATTAAACCAGAAGAGTGGTTGGAGAACTATTTTGTTCAAGAAATGTTCTATGCATCTGCTTACTATGAGTTGACTGGTATCCCCGTAAAGAAACTCATTACCATCATGGTCACTCCTGGTGGTGAGGTTAAAGTATTTGACAAAAGAAACAAAGGGGATTATATTAAACTATTAGTACGTTACATTAAGGAATTTGTATCTCACAATCTTAGGGCAGAGAATGCAGAATGAACTAGAAAAAGCACTAGAAAGTAAATTCTTCTGCCCCTCACGGTTTGCACAGGAGATCGAATCCCTGGTGCAGAAGACAGAAGGAATGAGTTATATTGATGCAGTGGTTCACTTCTGTGAGCAGAATGCTATCGACTTAGACTCTGTTCCGAAACTTATATCTAAACCTCTTAAAGAAAAAATTAAATGTGAAGCATTAGAACTTAATTTTCTGAAGAGAAGTTCCCGGGCTAGATTGCCTCTTTGATTCCATTTTTGGGCGAAAAATTTTTCCGGCCAAAAATCCCCTTATTACTTTTTTGATGATGCCCTTTGATGCCTATAAGCAATACCTCTCTCTGAAGAACCACTTCACGAAAGAGAAGTATGACTATCACAAGTATTGTGGAAAGAGTCGTGCAACTGTCCAGTCTTTCTACAAGAGGAAAGATCGTTTCTGGTTTGAGAAACTAGCACGAAATAAAGATGACAAAGAAGTAATTGAGTTCTTCATATCTAACTTTATCACCTGCACTGATCCAAGTAAGCTTTGGATAGGAGAAATGATACGCGAAGGTGAAGGTAGATACACTTCATGGAAGAAGAGAACTCAATCACTCTCATATCTTTTTAAAGAAGAGACAGAGAAAGTCTTTTCAGATAATAATTTTGATGCTATGTTTTCCATGGATGGATCTCGTCATCCAGACATTTTGAAATCGTATCTTAGAGATGACATATCAATTGAAACTCTGGTCATTCTTGATAGGATACTTGGATTCAAAAAGAACTGGGATGATAAACTATCTGATCCAGTGTGGGAAACCGTCAGTATGAGGATGAAGAAGTATTCACCATTCCTAAATATTGAGGTATCACGTTATAAAAAAATTCTTAAGCAGGTCGTTTTAGGGTAATGAGTTTTTTCGATTCCGATGTAGTCCGTGCAGAAATGACGGCAATAAGTGAGATTCAAGATGACGTTTATAAGAACGTCTTCAAGTTTCCTTCGATGGATAAAGAGGAAAAGCTTGAGCATGTTATGATGCTTGAAACACTTCTGGACAAACAGAAGATTCTTTATGCACGTTTGAGTTTGTCTGATGACCCTGAGGCAAAAGAAATGAAAGAGCGGATTCTTGAGTCCGCAACTATGATGGGTCTCCCGAAAGGGACCGACATGAATATGGTATTCAATAACATGTCACAAATGCTTGAGGTGATGAAGGATCAGATTGACAAGACTGGTTCTGACCTGTAGAATAACTGGGTACACACAAGCCAAATCCGTACAAATCTAACTAATCCTATGTCTTTCGCAAATCTTAAAAAGCAATCCTCTCTTGGTTCCCTGACTTCTAAACTGGTTAAAGAAGTCGAGAAGATGAATAATACTAGCAGCGGTGGAGATGACCGTCTGTGGAAACCAGAGATGGACAAGACTGGTAATGGATATGCAGTTATCCGTTTCCTGCCCGCACCAGATGGAGAAGAACTCCCTTGGGCAAAGATGTACTCCCATGCCTTCCAAGGTCCTGGTGGTTGGTACATCGAAAACTCCCTAACCACTCTTGGTGGAAAGGATCCTGTGTCTGAGCACAATCGTGAACTGTGGAACAGTGGTCTTGATTCTGACAAGGACACCGTTCGTAAGCAGAAGCGCAAACTGTCCTACTATGCCAACATCTATGTTGTGCAGGACAAAGCAAACCCTGGTAATGAAGGTAAGGTCTTCCTGTATAAGTTCGGTAAGAAGATCTTCGACAAGGTGATGGAAGCCATGCAACCTGAGTATGAGGATGAGACTGCCATCAATCCTTTTGACTTCTGGCAGGGTGCTAACTTCAAACTCAAACTGAAGAAGGTTGCAGGTTACTGGAACTATGACTCCTCTGAGTTTGCTGCACCTGGTCCTCTCCTTGATGATGACGATGCACTGGAAGCACTGTGGAAGAAAGAGTATTCTTTGACTGCTCTGACTGCTGCTGACCAGTTCAAATCCTATGAGCAACTGGAGAGCCGTCTCAAGATGGTTCTGGGTCAGAAGTCTGCACCTGCTCGTCTTGACGAAGAGGTCTCTGATGAGGACAACGATCGTGGATCTTACGCACCCGATTTCTCCTCCCGTCGTGCAGAACCTGCTGCTGACTTCAACGCACCTGACATCACTCCCAAGTCTTCCTCAAGTGAAGATGAAGATGATGCCCTGTCCTACTTCCAGAAACTTGCTGAGGAGTGATGAGATACAATCAACTGTGTCTGACTCTTTTGGTCGTCGCAGCTTATATTAATCTACTCAAATAGTCTGATATTATCAGCAGTCTTCATGGATTCAGTCTTATATTGACTGGATCCTTTTTTGTATGTCATGATATCTTCTAGATCATC